ATAGTGTCGCTTACAGGAGCGGGAGCACCAGGATCGACAGGCGCTACAGGCGCTACAGGCGCTACGGGAGTTACAGGTGTTACAGGTGTTACAGGAGTTACAGGAGTTACAGGAGTTACAGATGCAGCGTTAGGATCAGCAAACTCTAACGCACTTAAATCAGGGGCAAACCTTCTAGTAGAAGGATTAGGAACACCGTATTCTGAGGTAGCTAATGCTGCTTCAAACGCACGCTGCGTCGCCGCAGCTTCTTGCGCAGCGATCGCAGCCCGCTGTGCAGGCGTTTGACGCACAAACCCTGGGGACTTAGTTGTAGTAATCGGTGCACCTAAACGTGGACCTTGTTGTGCCCCAAGCAAACCCTCCAAATTAGCGAGGGTGGCGGGCATTCCACGTTGCGCAAATGGCACAGCCGCAGCGTTAGCTGCTCGTGTCGCTTGCGCCGCAGCAATATCCTTACCTTTTTGAGCAATGTTTCGTTCCATCGCCATAACTGAGGGAGAGCGCATAGCATTATTTATGTTTTGCGTAGCGCTTGTGCGAGGGTCGCGAGCTTCCCAAGCCTGGGGGTTTCCCCATTGTTGAGGACTACCCTTCCAATCAGCGATAAGTTCTTTTAGGGTCTTAGGGGCTTTAGGGCCACCCTTTGTGGAAGTTCTGAATGTTGCGGGATTGGAAAGATCTTTACCTGTACCTAATGGGTTATGTCCTGCTTGGTGAACCATTACGCCAAACCTCCCACCGTTTGCGCAACCGCAAACCGACGCAACGCATTAGCAATCTGATCCTCAATCGCCGAACCATACAACTGCTCTTCCAAAAGATTCCGTTGCTGATCCAACTGCCTCCGAGCCTCTTCACCCTGCGCAGCAACACCAAACCGAGCCAACTCAACCTCACCAGCCTGCATCTCCCGTGCACGCCGAAACTGCCCCGAATCAATCATCCCACGACGATTAAACGCACCAGGCAAAGTACGTGCAGCACGCCCAGCCTGCTGCTCAACATTAAACTGATTCATCGCATCCGAACGCCCAATGCGTTCCTTCGCACGCTGAATATCGCTCAAACCATAGCCATACTCGCGAGTCTGGGTACCCAAAGAACTGGCACGATCTCCATAACCCGCAAAAGCCATCAGCCAAACACCTGACCAGCCAACACCAACGTGCCAGCATCCACCGTTATCGAAATAGCAGGAGTAGCCCCACCCGTAGAAACGATTGGAGCGGTGCCAGTCACGGACGTAACCGTGCCAGCCAAAGCCGTGATATCCGAAATGAGAGCTTTCTTAACAGCGTTAGAATCATTCGTATCAGAAATAATCACATAATCAGCCGCAACCGCAGTCACCGTAGTCGCTGAGAACGGGCTCAACGTAAGCGCTAAAGCACCACTTGTTCCGCCTCCCTGAAGGGGAGCCGTAGTGGTCACCGCAGAAATATCGCCAGTAGAAACCTGATCGACTCTTTGAGCTATCCGCTTAATACCTGACATGGTTTACGCCTCACCGAAGTAAGTGATATGAATATCCGAATCACTAGAAATACGAATAAATTTGATCGTGGCCATATCCCATTCATAAACATCTACAACCGAATACGGATTCAAATAATGTCCAACAGATGAGGTGGGGGTACCCCAACGCATCCGAACAGGTTCAGCACCATTAGTTATCATCGCAGCCACAGAACCAGCAGGAACAGTTAAACCCACAGCGACAGACGAAACCGTCAAGGCCTGGTCACTTATGCTTCTCCCGTAATCTGCTGCTGCTCTAGAAATTCCCATTTTAACTCCAAAGTCCTAGTCGGACTGCTTCAAGATCGTTTTGTAATCCAGTGATCGTATTCGCATTCACCGTAATCGCATTCGTATTCACCGTAATCGCCGCCGCATTCGTAGCTGCACTAGCAGAAGTAGCGCCTACAGCGACCTCGGCAGATGTGGCAATAGCCATAGCTCCCGAAGCAACCGCACGAATATCGGTATCCGTTTCACCGATAGTTTCAATTTTTTGAGACAGTTTCCTTAATTCGTATTCTAAAGAAACGCTGTTCTGTCCCAGAAATGTGTGGGTGGGGCGATACGTGACAGTCATTAACCCTCGCCTCCCTCTTCAGGCGGTTCGACAACAAGATCCCAACTTCCGCTTTCTTCATTCCAAAAGTAATTGATACCTGTATCTGGTGGCGCTGCGACAGGTGGTTCCCAATGAAGCGTGGTTTCGTTTAACGTCCATGAGGGCCACGGTTGGATTTTTATGAAAGCACCATTCGGAAACTCAGGATGGGTTTCACGAAACGTATACCCAGGTGACGCTGGGGTCGAGAGATGGTCTGGAGTGTGCTCGTGAGAGATTTCCCAACGTCCCGCTAAACCTACAGTTGCGGGAGTGTTGATATCGTCAAACTGTAAAACTCTAATCACTATATTATTTTCATCGAGTTCTGCGTACTGCCGCATCTATGCCGCCGTTCTAAAAATAACTACGCCACTAGCTCCGCTTACACCGCAAGCGGTGTAATAGTTGATTCCGCCAGAACCAGATCCGTGGTAATAACTGCCTGACTCATTAGCGGGCATGGCAGGTGCGTTGGAGTAAGTCGCACCGTCGGTTCCTTGGCCACCTAATTGAACAGAGTCAGCACTATTTCTAGCGCCCCCTTCTCCTTTGTGGTCTGTTCCGACTCCATTACCGCCGCCACCAGCGCAATACGAATTACCGTCTAACCATTCGTAACCGTAACCACCCGCACCGCCACGTTCTCCCGTAGGTGCGGGCATGTTAAAGGGGTTTCTTCCCGACTGGCCTGCACCACCGCCTCCACCAGCCGACCAGCCGTAGCTGGTGCTGCCACCAGTACCGCCACCATACACACGTTCATCCCAATCTGCGTAGTAGTTTGCGCTACTGCTACCGCCGCTGCCATCGGTACCGCCGCCGCCACCAGAACCACCAACGCTGCCGCTGGCTAAATATCCAGCGCCACCATTACCGCCGCCTTTCGCAGTTTTGGTCACCCAGGTACCTGCCCCCGAGGTATGACTTACAGAGGTAGTGTTCGCCGCACCTGCACCGCCTGGGCAAGCAGGCGTCCCTCCAGCACCTATCGTGCAGGTTAATGTCATCGGACCAGCAATAGTTATAGAGCTTGTAGTTGCCAAGAATTGTCCTGCGCCGCCACCGCCGCCACCGTTGCCGTAACCATTACCTCCTGGGGCACCACCACCAACAATAAGGACATCGACATCGCCTGAACCGACAACTTCTAAAGTACCTGTAGATTCAAACTTGTAGTATTTGTAGCCGCCTGTTTCCGTTTCAGTACCACCTGCAAGCGAAAAAGCGCCACCAAACAGTCCACCGTTTAGCCACGTAGAAATAGCGGTGCTCGGCCACGCCTTCGGCGTGTTTGAGCGCCCACGCCAATTAGATATAGCGGTAGATGGATTAGTTCGGTCCTGACGGAAAGACATCTACGTCCCCGATCAGGCAGTTATGCGATTGACATAACCGTTAATCATTATCACGTTTGCCGCTGCGGCAAATGCTTTGACAATTAGGCCGTTCTGCAAGAGGAGTCCTGGGCATACCAGCACCCAACCCGCTTCAGCGGTGATTGTCACTTCGGTCAGATCATCTGGTGTAGCGACCCCGCCGTACTCGATGGTCAGTTTCCTGTCCGTCCCGTCGGTGTTGGACGCATACAACCAGATTTCATCCAAATCGGAAGTACCCGCAACGGCTGTGTGGATGGTCGTTCCCGCCGTTGCGGTGGGGACGACCTTGATGTTCCTGCCATCTGCGGGCGTACCTGACAGCTTGATTTTTGAATATGTTGCCATACCTGTCCCTTAGCTAAAGACTTGATTAGAAATAATGTTATCTGACGTACCATTCACGGAAGCGGGTATATCAGTAATAAGCGCAACTGTCCCAGTTGCGTCAGGCAACGTCAGCACCCGATCCGCAGACGGGTCAGTAACAGCCAACGTAATCTCAAAACTGTTACCTGTAGTGGCACCCGTCAAAAGTATTGGAGTGGCCCCCTCAAAGGTATTGGCTGCCTCGTAAGTGTTCGAAGCCTCGTAGGTGTTTGAGGCCTCGTAAGTGTTTGAGGCCTCGAAGGTGTTTGTTGCCTCAAATGTGACTGAACCCGTGAAAGTACCGCCAGCGAGCGGCATCTTTGTCGCATCCGCAGGCGCAGCCGACCACACCAAACCAGTAGCAGTAGTCGAATCAGCAGTCAAAACATAGGTATTTGCGCCAACAGCCAAACGTATAATGGTATCGGCTGCTGAAGCAGCAATAATGTCACCCTTAGCGTCCACAATGTCTACTTGGACCACACCAGGGGTGGTGTTTACGAACGTTTCTATATCATCGAAGTTTTGGTTCATGTCGGCAGCTACAATGGTTGTGCCTGCCGAGAAATTGGTTAAAGGTCCAAGAGTCGCCATTTAACGAAGTCTCCTTGGCGTATATGTGAACGCCAGCGCATTGATTTCCCAATGGAAATTGTTTGTTGGGCCGCTGACTTTCATACTTACACTCCGTCCTGTCCCAAGTGTAGGCAAGTTTTTGACATCAGCGGTAAGATCACGACCAATAGCATCCCACTTAGCAACATAGGTACCTGATGCATCATCCCATCTAGCTGTATCCCAACGAGAAGCAGACGTTTTACCTGTAACGCTCACACTAAAACTGGCTGTTTGGGTGGATTTGTCGTAGTCCTTAAAAATACTTACAGGCAACGTAATTGTTTCCTCAGCGGAAACAACAGCCCTGGGCCGACCCCAACGTTTCTTGACGATGGGGTCTTTGCCCGTTACCCAACGGGTAATGAAATAAGAAGAAATGTGGGTTTCGGTGCTACCTGTGTATCTGTCGGCGTCACGTTTCTGTTCATCCTCTACATCTACCACTGAGCCCGTGTTTGCTACGCAGCCAGCAAAAACTGTAGGCGTAGAATTTGGGGGACGATACGAGAACAGTGGACCAGCGTCTATGTCAGTGGTAGCCCAAGCTCCACCCTCACCGAGGGTGGGGTCATAAATCAGTGTGCGTCGAGTCGTAGTCGCATCTTCAGTCCAGTCAATGGACACAAAAAGTTTGTTGTTTCCCCATGCAAGCTGAGGTGGACTAGCGAAAGTTATGCGCTGGTCATCTACGGCTGGTCGTAGTTTGCTGAACAGCCACGTAAAGTTTTGGCCGTCATACACAAAGATGCCGTCTTGTGCGTGCCAAAAGAATGTTCCAAATGGGGTGTTCACGGGGGAGGATAATTCCACTGACCCCATGTCATTCGTTAATGTGACGACTTGAAACGAGTCGGAATCGAAACCGAAGATCGCATACACGCTGTTGGACTTGAAGATCAGGATGCGGTCACCATCTGGTACGAGAGCGGTGATTGCATCACCGTGTTCTCCCAGGTCGATGTCTACATAGTCTGCTGCGGCCCAGGTTTCTGGGTCGTTGACTGCTGACCATCTAACTCGGGACTGGTATCCCGTTGCCGATTCGTAGGTGTTTGCCACCCACGCAAAGTTGTTCCAGAAAGCCACATATTGGGCTTGTGGCATATTGCCGCTTGCCCCAAACGTGGCTCCGAGATCCGCAGCCGTTGTCCCATTCCAACGGAATGACGGCTGGTCATAACTAACGCCGTAAGCCACATTGTTCATTGTGATCCCGTAGACACGGGATCCGTCCGTCCTTGCTGTGATTCCTGCGAGATCTGTAAAGTCACCCACCGCAGAGCGAGCAACTTTGGTTCCATAGTTCACCATTAACTGGTTAGTCCCAGAATCGGTATGGAATCCCCACATGCCTTTAACGTCGTCACTCAGGGCTGTGTTGTTTCGACGGTCAACACCGTCACGCATACGGATACCGCCACGAGGGTCAACGGTGACGTTGAGCATGTCGGGGGATTCGTTGTCTGCGAGGTTGAACTGGTCACTCCGCAGGTTCAGTCCACCTGAGAATGATTCCAATACTTCAAGAGAGAAACCTGCACGAGCCATCAGGGGTTACCAGATCACTCCGCCAGAGTTGGCGTACCTCAACCTTCCAAGCCCAGAAGCCCAAAGGGAAGAGCGCCGACTGTTCGCAATCATTGGTTGCGGAGCAGGAGTATCAGCGTAGCGGCGGGCAAGGTTGTCAAGTTGTGACTGGAACAACGCCATATATTGGTTGCCCATCGTGGGATCTTCCTGCTGGAAGTACGCAGCAGAAATAGCGTAAGTGGCAAGAACCGCATGGAACGGGTCAGGTAGATCAGGTTCAGATCCACTTCCAGTTCCTAAACCGAACGCCGTTGGATTCCGAACCGCACGAACATACAGTGTGTCTATCCCATCAGGGACGGGATACAAACGCACCGTGTCGTTCCAAAAACTCCATTCCCACGGGCTACCTGACGGTAACGAATTAAGTGGGTAATCAAAGTCTGCGCTATCGCTTCCAATGTATTGCAATACGTGGTCATTGTTACGGATCGCGAGCATGTCACGCAATCCTTGCGTGACCGTATCGGGGGAAGCGGCAATGGTTGCCAGGGTGTAGTCCTTGGTACTTGCCGCAGTATTAAATGTTGTGCGCACCTCATAGAAAGGCCAACGCTTTTCGCTATACACAATCAGATCAAAGCCTTGACCAATCATTGTGTCCAACGTTGTGTCATCAATATCAGTTGAATCAATATCCACAACGCTTCGTACTTGTGTACGCATTTGCGTAAGCGTTAAAGCCATCAGCTAGCCGCCATTTGTCTGGTGTGGCCGATGCAAAGAGCCGACCCGCTAACAGGGTGCGCTTTACACGAATTGCCCGCACGGGTCGTCGCAGAGCAGGATGCAACGGGAATAGCTTCTGGTTCATTGAACTCGGTAACGCCAGCCACAGGCCGAGCGCCCTTCGCTTGTCCAGGAGCATAATGTCCTGGTCGGGTACCGCTAGACCCTGCTGGTCTTGCGTCCCGACTATAAACCAAAGCTATTTCCCGTTGCATTCTTACCCCACTAATCTCAGTCGGTTAGGCCGTATAGCATGCCTTGGCGTGCCCGATTTGAGGTTGTTAGCTGGCCGTAGCACAAGATCTGTGCATAGCGAGCATCTTGGTTCGTAGGCCGCACAAATGGTGTCGCCTGGAACCATGTTTCGGTGTGAGCAACAAGCCTGAGGTATTTGGTGTTCAAGAAGAACATCTTTCCATCCAGGTTTGCATCACTGTCATAGGTGCAGGGCGCTCCCTTAAACAAAAGGTTTTGGAAGCCTGCGTCTGCTACCTCTGCGCTTGTGTAACGAAGCGCTGGCTGAAGCAAAGACTCATACTTTTCGTATTCGTCTTGGTCGCTGATGATAATGGTCGGTTGGTCATTACCAACTGAAACATTGTTATACATCGTTGACATGCCTACAAGCGTGAGTGCACCAGAAACATCGGTGAGAGATGATCTCCACCAGTCGTTGTCTGCGTCGCTTGCGTCAATACCACCAACAGTTCCACTGTCGTCGATGAGGTTGCTCATGCCGTTCATGTCTTTACTACTGTTACCAGTTCCATTGGCCCAGAACATCGTGTTGAAGTTCTGGATAATGGTTTGTTCGGCTTGCATGATCTTGCCTTCGAGAAGGTCAATGATCGCTGCTTCGCCGTTATTTTTTGCTTCCTCAATACCAGTGATGGTTACAGATGCCGCATACTGTTTCCAGTCGTACTCAGCGGCAGTAATGCCAGTCTGAGCCGTAATGGCAATAGTGTCGTCACCAGCGTATGAGCCAGCAGTTGAGTTCGTACCGTAGATAATCGGGACAACGATTTTTGCTCCGCCATTGATGCGCCGAATGGTTTGACCATTGGTTAGCGCATAAAACAGAGGACGAGCCGTAAATACGTTGTCAGCGAGCTTCGGTACATAGTTTCTGAGCGTAGTGCTCAAAATTTGATCAAAGTCTGCGTTTCCAGCAGCCATTTGAAGCTCCTAACTTGTTAAGCGTTTAATTCGGATTTAGCAAGATCAAATGCGTCACGAATAGAAGTCACCGCAGTATTAAATTCCCGACTGACTGAACCCTCTGCGCTACCCGAGCCCGCTTCAACAATCGAAGCGGCACGTTTCTCATCCACAATCTCAGAGTTCTTTGCTTTCTCCGCCAAATCCCCGTAGGTCATGTGAGCGTAAGCAGCATCAAGATTTCCGATGTTGTGTTTCAAAGCGTGCGAGTACAACGCATTTTCGTCAATATCTGCCTGGTATTTATCCCGAAGAGAACCCATTTCCTTCTGCAAATTTTGCTGTCTGTTTAAGCGACCTTGTTCTTCAATGGCCGATTCAAGTCGTCTAAGTCTGGTTTCTTCTGGGTCCAGTTCTTCCGTCTCCTCATTGGGAGTGGATACTTGGTTGCCCATTCTGACCCCAAACGCATCAGCTAATGCTGATACGGCACTTGCGGGGTCAGACTCCAGCGCTTGGACGATTGCCTCACCTTGAGCCAATCTTTCGCGTTCAGTTGCCAACTCTTGCGTCTTACGGGTGTAATCCGCTTGGCGTTGGTAGCCATTTATAAGCTCCGCTTCTGGTACTTCCATTTGTTCACCGTCAACAGTGACAGTGTAAGTGGAGCCAGTTGCTTCGCTAGAAACGTCTGGGTTGCTGGTATCCAGTCCCAACGCTGTTTCTTCATCCATCAGGAATCCTTTCGGGTGTTCCTATATGACACATCGGAGTGTCCCATTACCGCATGTTGGGCAACTCTACACCCATTTGATTTTCGAGTTGCTTAACCAGTTCGGGTGGTACTCCACCTGTGCCTTCAAAAACCTGTTCAGGAATTGGTCCTGGCCCCATGCCACCTTGTGACATCGGGGGCGGGGCCATTTGTTCCCCAGCCTCAGCACCTATGTCGGGTGCCATTGGCTGCTGCTGAATCATGTAACGGTCAGGGTCATTGATCCCAAACCCATAAGACAGCACATGTTTAGCTATTTCCGCAGGATCAACAACGGTGCCGATCAGTGGGGCCATAGCGTTTAATAGTGAAATTGCTTGCTGACGGCGAGCCGTTTCGTTGAACGGTTGCGTAGAGCCGCCTTCTACAGCGAAATCGAATTCTCCAATAATGTCGTCACGGGTGTATGCGACAAAATACTTTTGGTCATCTTTGCCTGTGATTCGCACCATTTGCGCATCAGTCATGTACTGCATCATGAGTTGCATAACCAAGCGTGCAACTTCCGAAATACCGATTTCTACAGTTGCAAGTTTGTCGGCTGCACGAGCGTTGCCCGCATCAACAATGATGCTGGCTTCCGTCGCTGTGCGCCTCGTTTCAGGCATCTGCCCACGGGCATATTCAGATACGCCGCTTACAGTGTTGATGTCTCCCTCAATCAGCGCCGAGTGATTATACATTTCAGGTGCCAAAGGAACCTGCGGCAAAGGTTGCACCACCCCAGCAAGATCACGGTTCTCATCGATAACGGGAACGAAACGCCCGTCATCGTCAGATTCCAACGCCTCCCGCCCTTCAGGACCAAAGGAACGCTCGTGAAATAAGTACTTTCTGGCGTACCGTTTTCTGTGGTTCACCATCTGTGAACGAGTCTTATTGAGTTCCTCTTGAAGAGATTCGATTGCTTCCAAATCACCCATCGGATAAAACACATCAGGAATGTCGTAGTTGCGGAGCATCACAAACGGATGACCGAAGTGGTACGGCATTGGTTGGGGATCCAACAGGTAGTCATCACCACTATGGGCACACACAGAGATCGTGCCGTTTTCTAAGTCGTAGTACTCGTACAGGGTGACCCGTGCAGACACTTCACTATAATTTTCTCGTTCTTGATCCCCGTCCCAGCGGTAACGCACACCTGCGTCCGCTTGAAGAGTTAGCCGCACCGACTTTTTGTATCGGGTGTCTTTTTTGACTTCGGCCAGGGGACGAATAATACGTTGACATATCCAGCGGGCATCTTCTAGGCAGGTGGCCTCTGGATCTACAAGCATGTCGAACGGTGATACCCGTTCAACGAACGCTTGGTCCTCAACAACTTCCATTGTTTTGTGAGGAATGGCATCTATCACATCTTGATCAGATGGAAGATCATTCACCATTTCAGGGTTGTCATAAGCGAACTGGTCAACTTCAACAGTTGCCCTGTCGTATTCGGCTGCCATCTCCTCAGAAGTCAAGTCTCGTTCTTCTTCTACGAAACGCCAACCAATCTTCAACCAGCCATGCCCAACAATCAGGAAATCTTTAACAGTTCGTCGGAACGGCGTCCGATAGTCATGATGTCGCCACAAATAGTTAATAATCGCTTCAACAAAAACGGCTCGCGATTCGTCGCCCTCTTTGTTGGCTGTAACAGTGACAGTTGGATGATTAACAGCGACACTTGGCGCAATCACGTTGATCGTACTAAATGCCATATTCACCGAAATGCGGTCATTACTCACATTTCCCTGATAGCCACTCGTGCCATCGAGAGACGTTTTCCCCCTATAAAGGTCAATCATCCGATGCCATTTAGCGTCGTAGCCTTCTTCGCTACGCCACTTATAGGTGTTATCGATTCTGTCTTTGGTTAGAGAGAACCGTTCCGCTTTACTAATTCTTGCCATAGCTACACCCAGCGCCGACCGACATATTCGGGGGTGTGCCCAGCAGCCAGAGCTTCCTCGATTATTTTTTTCTCACGCTGCTTCATCGTCAAATCCTGATCTTCAGGAGGCAACTGACTACGGTGACCACGCCCACTCGAAAGAACGACTCCATTAACTTTCCGATGCCACTTCCAACGGGACTGCAATTCCTCGTCGGAAAGATTTCCATACTTTCCGACGAGAAGATCGCAGTATTCCTCAAAGGTGGCGTCTTGAGGAATCAAGTGCTGTGAACAGCACCGTCAGGCTGATTCGCTGCACGAACATTGGGCTCTACTTTGCCATTAAGAGGTTGAGGTGTGGTAGGTGTTTCCCTACCCCGTACCCCCGCACCCTTATCGCCAGGAACAGCGTCATCCATAGTTCCCGTAAAACGAGGTTTGTTGGGTTGCGACCCACCCTCAGCGGGGGGACCATTATAAAGTTGCGCATGGTTCAGGCGCATTGTTTCGCCCATCCCTGACGCATTGTATTTGCGATTACTAGCCATTATCGGCTGCTCCAATCATAGACATAAGTCCTACACACATATTTAAGCTGTCCCACGAACAGTATTCAAACCGATGGTATCGCCTACAGGTTCCCGTTTGTTGGCTTTCCTCATCCACCAATCAAATGTGTAGGTGTCATCGACATCCTGAACGTATTCAGGAACAAAAGCAAACTTGCGCATTTGGTTCGCCAACGCCAACGCCATCACACGGTCATCATGAGGAGAACCCGACATACTTCCCCGCTCATTACGAACGAACGTTCGTAACTCTGCGATGGTGTGCTGACACTTAATAACCAACTCACTGTTACGCAACGCCATCGACAAATCATCAATCATCAACGGCTTAGAAGTCCTCGTCGTTTTCCACCCAAACTCCTGAGACATCCGATCCGTCTGACTATTCAACGACCTACGCCGAAACATATTCGGATACCCCAACTGCCGCAACTGAGTAATAGTCGTCAACCCGTGGTTATTCGACTCCACACAACACAAAGCATTCCCATACCAAATCCCAATGTTATGAACCTCGTAAGCGAGTTCATCAGGCGCTATATGGCCATGCCACACCGCAACCTGTTTCCCCTCCTTCGCATCCAAAACCTGAATACACGAATAATCGCCATGACCCAAACCCTCAGCCGTATCCACGCCAAGGACGTATCCGCTCCACCGCTCTGGCTCCTGCCACACCGTCAACACCTGAACTCCAAAACCCTTGGCTGGAGTTCATGCAAATACCCGTAACGGCCAGCCTCCACATGGATCTGCATAGCATCAAGCACATCCAAATCAAACACAGGGTTCCCCGAACGAATGAAAGCCTCCTCGGGGGTAGACGGATACTCCTGAGCCAACTGCCACGGCAACATCGAATCCCGCTTCGACTCATACCACGCCTCATCCCTATCCTCCGTCGCAGACCACGGAAAAAACATAGGCGAAAACTTGTTATTCCCCGTCGTAGCCCCAGTCCACAAATGATGAAAAAAGTTTCCCGACCCATTCGCCGTACTCAACCCAACAATACGGCCACCAACATCAGCCACAGGCTCAATCGACGCCCACGCCTCCTCCGCATTCGGAAGAAACGCCCACTCATCAACAACAATCAGAGTCGCAGATTCACCACGAGCAGGATCCGACGCAGAAGGCATCGACACAATCTGACTCCCATTGTCGAACGCCATGCGCTGCTGGTGTTCGACAAGCGACTTCGGTCCACGATCAACCATCCAACCAGGCAAATGCTTCGCCCCGTACTTACTTTTACGCAACAACAAAACAGACTCACGCTCAGTACGACTCAAATCAATAATGTTCTGATCCGCATAAAAAAACGCCAACCAAAACTGGTGCGCCGCAATCAGCGTCGTCCACCCAATCTGACGGGCCTTCAATGTAAGCGAGTACCTATTTTCGGCCCACTCCCCGATAGCCGCCACCTGCGCCTTACGTAAACCAAAAAGAATCCGCCCATGAGCAGGATGAGCAATAAACCAATAATTCTCAAGAAAATATCTTTCACTCCGAACACACTTCCGCCACTCCACCTCATGACGCAACTCAGTCAAACGGCCCACATCAATACCCTAGATGCTCCCGAAGTATCTCATCACCCCACTTACGTGAACGTATAGCCTGTTCAAATGCCCACTGACGGTGATGCAACTCATCCAACTCCCACCGCAACTCCTCCCCAGAATCACGATCCGACTCCACCAACTCCGCTAACCACTCCTCCACCCCGTCAATCCTCTCCCCCAACTCGCCAGCGTCGATACCCCGATCGTTCAACTCATCCAAAGCATCTTCCATTGCATCCAAACGCAACAAAATCGCGGGATCGGTTTCCTGGATTACATTCATATCGATTTGAATCTGATTAACAGAATCCTCCAACTCACTAATACGGCCAGCAACCTGAGCAGCATTCCAAACAACCACCCCAGACGTAACAGCCACAGACATAATCAGCCCCAACGTCAACCGACTAATCTTTATCTGCTTAAAATCCTGCTCCAAATCGTCAACCATCACCCCTCACCCCCATCCACAAGCTCAGGCACATACTTCCGATACGGAAACATCGACGGAGAATCCCCAAAAACAGTCACACCAGGCTCATGCGGCCACACCCGATCCGCCAACCTGTACTCACGCACAATCGCAGGAATATTAAACCCCTGACCAGCACAAACCGAAACCCTAAAACTAGTCACTGACACGAATCACACACCTCAACCTCATCAACACCACACTCCAACGGCGCATCGTCCCGAAACGGATCCAAACCAGCACGCTCACCCATCAACTCAGGAAAATCCTCAAAAACCTCCACCAACGTCCTCGGATCCCTCAACTCACTCACCGACTCTTCCCCGTATGCGACACCTTTTTACCCACACGCTTCGCCCGCTTCGCAGCCGCAGCACGACCCTTCGCCGTATACGGATAATGCTTCCGACCAACCCTAGGCATCGTCCAAACCACCCTTAATCAAACGCAAAGAAACCACTTCCTCCTCCAACAACGAAGCCAACTCATCATCACTAAACGACGAAACGTCCCGATCATCCTCCACAACAACCCTCCGCTTCGGAGTGAACTTATCAATATATTGCAAATACAACGCAGCAGCCTTCACATCACCCTGGGCAGCCTGCTGCCACAAAGCATCAATGACGCTCTGAACACGTTCAGGGTTGATGTTCAATTCCGACGCACGACGATCCCACTCACGAACAAAACGGGGATCCCTCTTAATACGACGAATCGAATCCTGATGAATAGCGTGATCCCCAGCCCACTCCTTCTGAGTCTTAGGTGACCTCTCAGGACCAAGCAACAACCACTCCAACAACAACTTCCAATTCTCAGGCATCACCCGCTGATGAGAATCCTCATCCCAAGACCAACCCCGACCCCCACCATTCTGTGGCATGTAAGCGCTCCTATGTTATTTACCCACATAGTAGAGTAGATGTCCCGAACAGACACCTGCAAACAATATTACAGTACCATTACAGAACATCCCAAACAGCT